CTTCTGGCGTTTCGTCTTTCAACTCTGACAATTGCGTGGAACACGTTGTGGACGTGACCAAGCAGCAATGGTGAAGCAATGAGCACCCCTGGCTTTCTATCCTTTAATGTAGAACAAGACGAAGCTTTTAAGCGTGCGCTTGATCGTGCAAAGGCTGAGGTTTCAGATTTAAGGCCAGCACTTAAAAGTATTGCTGCTGATTTTTACCGATCACAAAAAGCAATTTTTAATTTACGTGGGCCTGGCCAGTTTGAGCCGTTTAAGAAATCTACAGCGGTTCAAGCAGTTGGAAAAAACGGGAAGCCTGGCAAGGTTAAAACTTTAAAAGAATCTCCATACCAAAAAAGAAAGATTAAGGAATTTGGGTTTGACTACCCTTTACTTAAAGCCGGTGGAACACTTGAGGAGTCTGTAACTTCTCCATCAGGTCGTGGTGCCATTTATATTCTAGAGAAGCAAGACGTAACTATTGGAACAGATGTTCCCTATGCTAAATATCATCAGTCAGACAAGCCAAGAAAAAAGATCCCACTTCGAAAGTTTCTTTTTATTGGTGCTGAAGGCTGGACTGATAACAAGCTGTCTGGTCGCCTTCCTCGTTGGATGAATATTTTAAACACCTATGTTCTTCGTTCTATGGGTGTCTCGGCAGACAATGCGAAAGGGCCAAGCAATGGCTAAGATAGATACGGAAGTTTTATTTAATAAATTAAAAGCGCACTTTCAGGCAAACATTCCTGTGGTGATTGCTGCAATCAATACCGAGAAGGGCGATGGTAACGATATGCTGGTTCCTGATTCGGCAGCCTACATTGATCTCGACCTTGATACCAAGGCAATGAATTACGACCCATTTGTTTTTATTTATATCGACCGACAAAACTCTGAAGTGCGTGGCGGTGTTGTTTCGAAAGAAATTAAATTCGACTGCACCTTATTCGTAGCAAAGTCTGGTCTTGATAATGAAAACATTTTAGCACTTCGTTATTCGCGAATGATGGAAGAGGTCGCAAGCCTTGCATGGGACAAGGCGTTTCGCGGTTTTCGATTTGATATTGAAACCCTTGACCCTGTAGACGTTCAACTAAGAAACTCAACCAAGTGGCACAAAGTTTACGGTGTCGCTTTAACAGTAAGCCTGGCAAACTAATTTTAACGGAGGTTCAAAATGAGCTTATCAAATCCACGGACAATTTTTGGAGTCCATTCTATTACACCTTACAATCGCAGCACTGGGCTTCCTTACGGAGAGGCGCGAGTTGTTCAAGGTTCAACCTTTACACTTGAAGGCGACACAATCGAGCTTCGTGGTGGTTCAAACAGAAACGCCTGGGCCATTGAAGATGGTGACATTAAGGCTGAGCTTGCCTTTTCAGTTTCTGAATATCCAAATTGGTTGTTTGAATTGTTTGGTGGTAAGGCACCAACGATTGGCACAGCTGAAGCTTCGGGGAACGTTTCTGCACTTACTGACAAATATGGATCGTCAGTGGTTGCAGCGGCAGGGTTTCTTGGAACGATTACAGTGGCAACAGCTGCGAACTTAAAGTTTGGTCGATACGTTGTTAAGGCAACGGCTGCCGATGCTGTAAAAGTTTTCGCTCTTGGTGACGCTGACTTCGGTCGTGGTGCTGCTCTTGATTTTACTGACGACACATTAGAGATTGCTACCTTTACAGGTATCGCAGGATCAGGCTCTACTCACTCAATCGTTGCCCTTGGGATCACTTTTACAACTGGTGCCTCTGCCTGTGCAATGACCATTGGTGATACTGCTACGTTCGAAATTAGACCAGTTAACACTTACAATCGTGAAGTAAAAATCGGTGGGATTGCCGACATCTTCCCAGAGTTTGGTTGTCTAGTTTACGCTCAAAAATCTGGGACTGGTGCAGTTATTGAAATCGAAGCTTACAAGTGTAAGGCAATCGGTCTTGGTCTTGGTGCTGAACGTAAGCAGTTTGGTGCTTCTGATTACACGGCCAAGCTTGCTTATGACTCGGCTCAAAACGCTCTTTGTAGAATTAGAGAAGTTGAATAATCTGCATTGGGGAGTCTCCCAGCTCCCCTCTTAATACCGCATTCTTCGAATTGCGGCGACCCTAGTGGTCAAACTAAGAGACCCCCTTAAATTAGGGGGTCTTCTTTTTTGGTGGTGGACAGTTCTTTAAACAGTACCGAACCCATCTTGAAAGACCGTTTTTTCCATACAAGTGCAAGGCCCGAGATTTCGCTGCTCCCAGCTCTTCTGTAGTGAGCCTGACTTTAAGTAACGTGGTTTTTTTATTTGTGGACACAAAACACCCCCTTCTTTAATCTTATATTTGTCGATTACAATATGAAAAGGGAGACTCACCGTGACAACTCAAACACTTCGTCCACAAAAAGAAAAATTCTACATTGCCCAGCTTGGTCGAGATGTAGTTATGAACTTTATTACACTAAGAGATGATGAGTGGATGGTGCATGAGTTTACCAAAGAAAAACTGGCAACAGCATTCACGGCACAAGGTTTCGACATAGATGTAATCCTTGCAGTTTGCTGGAGAGTTCTTTCAGTTGAAGACAAAAAGGCAATTCTTGCCGTTAAGGTTGTTGAAGAAGTTGGAATGGAAATTAAGGAAGTGGCTTTTAATACGCCTGTAGAAAAAATGAAAGCCATTATTTCTGGCCAGGCTGAAATAACTGCAATCTATGCAGCACTCCTTAACACCAGGCTAAAAAGCAATCCATACCTGATGGATGATTTAAAAAAAAAGCAGATGAACAAGGCTCCCGAAAATTTGGATACAACCAAGCCTTTGACTTAATAGCCTCAGAGTATGGTTACACCTGGGAGCAGTTTTACGATTTGTGCCCATGGGAGATTAACTCAATGGTAAACTTAATCGTTGATCGTAAGTCGGGCTATAAAGCTTCTGAACTGAATGAAGTTTCTAACTTTAATTCTGAGCAGGAAGAAAAAATCCGGAAGGCGAAAGCTGCAAGAGCTGGCCAGCCAATTGCGAGGAAGTAAATGAGTGGATCAGAAATTACCATTAAAATCGGTGGAGACTCGAAAGGTCTTGCGTCCGAGGTTGAAAAGGTAAAGAAGGCACTTAAAGACCTTGGTGGAGAAGGTGCTAAGGCACCCACGACTGCGAATTTGGCGTTTGGATCTTTCATAGGTAACCTGGCAAGCTCTGCCACCACGGCTGCATTAAGCAAGGTTGCTGATCTGTTTGGCTTCATTGCTGGCGAAGCTTTAAACTTTGCCAAGGCTGCCGAAGAAGACGCGAAGGCATTTAATCAATTAAACATTTCTCTTGCAGCGACTGGCCAGTATAGCCAGGAAACAGCTGCAAAAATGGAAGCATTTACTGGCGAGCTTGAAAGAAGTTCAAATTTTACCAGTTCAGCAATTGCAAACACGGCTGCTTATATCGAACAGGTTTCACGGTTGTCGGTTTCTGAACTGCCAAGAGCAACACAAGCCTCTGCCGACTTTGCATCTGCCCTTGGTGTTGATATTGAAACAGCAAGCAAGGTTGTCGGTAAGGCACTTGCTGGAAACGTTGAAGCCCTTGGACGTTACGGAATTGAATTAAAGTCAACAGGTGACAAGGCTGCCGATGCTGAAATGGTTTTAAAGACTCTTGAATCAAGATTCGGTGGTGCTGCACTTGCATCGATTAACACTTTTAGTGGTGCCCAGAACCAGGTAAGCGTTGCCTATGAAGACATGGGAAAAGCGATTGCATCGAACGTTACTGGCAACTCTGCCCTTATTGGTGCCATGCAGGGGGTGGCTGCAATCTTTACTCAGTTCCAAAAAATTGTAGAGGATAACAAGGAAGCGATTAGCGACTTTGTAACCAATGGAGTTTTGTTTTTTGTTGATGGAATTAGCGTGGCCGGTAAGGCCGTTGCTTTTTTTGTTCAATTAAGTGGCGATTTCGAAGCCTTTTTTAACTTTGTAGACGACATGATCCTTGCAAGCATACAAGGCTTCTACGAGCTTCAAGCTGGCACGGCAAACGTGGCTGCTAATATTAAAGAGTTCTTTGGTGGAAACGCTGACAGCCTTCGCGCATTTCAGGCACAGGCAGAGGCAGCAATACAAGGGTTTCAGGCAGCGAGGGACAGCAACGACCAAGAGACCGCCAAGTTAATTGCGAACACAGATTCGAAAGTTGAAGCCATTACAAACTTTGCAAACAATGCAGAACAGCTTGTAAGGGACAAGGTTGAGGCTGCTCAAAAAGCCGAGCAGGATGAAACTAATAATTTTCTAGAACAGATGAACGCCAGAGGCGAAGCCAATAGAGCATTTAATGAGCAGTTAACGGCAGAACAAATTGCAAAAAAAGAACTTGAAACTCTCCAAAGCGAGGAGAATCTTTTATTTATTCAAGAGGTTCTCGGTCGCGAGGCTGCATTAAGGGAGCAGGCAAGAATTGATGAGCTTACAAAAACTGGAAGTTATGCAGCTGCATTAAAACAAATGCGTGCAACCATGACCAAGGCAGAGCAGGAACAAATTTTTGCAGTTCAAAAATACGAAGACCTTTCACAGAAGCAAAGACTGGCAAACCTTCAGTCCACTCTTGGAACCATTTCAAGCCTTCAAAGCTCAAGCTCGAAAGAATTATTCATGGTTGGCAAGGCAGCTGCAATTGCTACTGCAACAATTGACGGATTCGCAGCCGTTCAAAAAGCATTAGCATCGGCTCCACCTCCAATTAACTTTGCCTTGGCCGCAGCTGTTGGTGCAGTTACCGTGGCAAACGTTGCAAAAATTGCATCTTCAAAACCACCGACAGGAGCCTTTGACGGTGCCATGGTTTCAGGTGGATCAGGTTATAAAGATGACCAGCCATTCATGCTTTCGAAAGGCGAGCTGGTTGCACCGGCAAAAAACTTTGACCAGGTTGTTGAAGGTGCTGCAAGGGAAAAAGGGTTCGTTAAAGGGGATGAGAATGCAGCCATAGTGGTTGAGTTGCAATTACTAAGGCAGGAGCTTCAAGGTTCGAAATCTGTAACGATTAACGGCGATGTGCTTGCCGATGAATCTTATATTTCAAGACTTGCAGACATGCTGGCCGACAATACACGATTCAGAAATGGCCCATTGGCAACCAGGAGTTAATTAAATGGCAGTTAATCTTTTAATACCGGCAATTGAATGGGGAACGGCCGTAATTGTTACTGGTGAAATAACCCATGGAAGTTACATTATAGATAACATTTCGGACACCTCAGACGTTGAAGTTGGAATGAGGATAGACGACGACAACTTTGAATTCCCGACTGTTGTTGAATCTAAAACAGGCTCAAGTATAACGCTTAATAAACCATCTTTAAACGGTGGCCCGTCAAGGTCAAACCTTTTTCAATTCCCAAGAGACTTAAATAATTCATACTGGGCAAAAACACGTTCAAGAATTGTACAAAACGCAATAGAAGATCACCTTGGTTTTTTAACCATGGACAAATTAATTGAAGATACGACAGCTTCAAACTCACACGTGATTACAAAGTCAATTGCATGGAATCTTGGGCCACAGACTATCTCTTTTGTTTTAAAGGCAGCGGAAAGAAGTGTCTTTAGGCTTGGCTATCCAACTGCGCAGTTCGGTGCTGTTTCTACGTCTGGATATTTCGATCTTGTAACTGAGTCATTTAGAAACAATACGAACTGTACTGGAACAATTACAAATCTTGGGAATGGTTATTTTTATTGCACAATAACTGCAACATGTACGGTTGCAGCAAGTGGATCAATAACAATGTATCTTTCCACTGGTGGAACCACCACCACGTACACAGGAGATGGCTTCAGCGGATTATACATAACAAGAATGCAGCTTGAAGAGGCTTCTTCGGCATCTGCTTTTATTGACGATGTTAAAACTTTTACATCAAGACTTGGAAGAGCTTACTACTGGGACAATGACGGAAAACTTGTAATCGCTGCTTACAATGCTCCAAGGTATTCTTATAACCCAGACAGATTAGACCTTGATCCTGTTTTATTGGTCGAGGCAGCTGCGACAAACCTTTGCCTCTACTCTGAAGACTTATCGCAGGCAAACTGGGTTAAGGGTGTAGGGGTTACGGCAACAGTTTCAACAATAGAAGACCCAAGAGGTGGTAGCTCTGCATTCAGGATAAACATTACTGGAACTGATAACGGCATTTATCAGCTAATGACAGTGGTTGCTTCTTCTTATTACTGCTTCAGTTACTTTGCAAAGCTCGACACGCTATCGGCCAACGATTTAAGAATTTCATTTTACGATGCAACAGCCGGTGCTTTTATTCACACAGAGGTTTTGCCTCAGTTTGGAACTCCTAATTCGACAGGGTGGACAAGATTAAGCTACACCGTTTTAACTCCTGTTGGATGCGTATCCATGAGGGCATATATTACAAGAAGGGCAGCGGTAAGTTCTGGTGCATTTTACGCTTCCCTTTTTCAGTTAGAGTTAATGCCAAGCGGATTTTTTGGGCCAACTACATACTGGGAAACTGGGGCAGCCTCAGCAACGAGACCGGCCGACACCGTGTCGTCTGCACCAGGGACAAGAACTTCAACATTAACGACTGCTTCACTTTATAATTACTTTGATTTTGAATTTCCACCATCGAAGGATACTGATAACCAGATCGATCCATCAGACAAGGTTACAACAGCACTTTCAGGCATTAGACAGGTGCAAGTTGACTACCTTGAAGAGAAAAGGGATTTGACTTTCGGCTTCCTTACAAGCGATGAGCACCTTGAATTAAGAGAAAGTTTTTACGTTCCATGGGCCGTTTACGGTAATGAGTTTAAATATTACCCAGACAAAGAAGATAATAATTACGAGACTTACGAACTCTCCGATTTAAAGTTTTCACCAAAGAGACAGGTTAAAAAACACCCTTCTTTCTTGTACGAATTAGCAATTAAGATGAGGAGAGTTCTGTGACCACTTACGATGAATCATTGCTAAGTAAAAAGTTTAGGCCCAACATAATTGTTTACCTTAAGGGTGAATATTTTTCTGTTCACCAGCCAGATAGTGGATTGGTTATTGATAGCGACAAGGTTGGAATGGTTAAGTCGCTTGTCTTAAACCCAGTAACCATAGACCCTTCAAGACCATCGACAACCATCTCAACCATTTCCTTTTCGCTTCTTGATAAGGCCGGAGTAGTAACAAACCTTTTTTTAAATGAGTCTAACTACCTTCAAAACGAAGAGGTTCTAGTTTACCTTGGTCGCGTTGGGGTAAGTATGGCATTCTCTGATTATTTTCTACTGCCTCGTTGCTACATTAGCCAATGCTCGAAAAATGATGGTTCGTGGAATTTCTCTACACAGGAAAAAAAGGATCGCATCAATAGAAGAGTTTTTTCAGCATCGACAAAGTTAAGCGGATCAATTCTTGCAGACACCACAGAAATTACAGTTCAAGACGTAACCAAAATAAGGGACTCGGGCCTTGTTAAAATAGAGAATGAATTTTTAAGTTACACAGGAAGAGACTTGGTTAATGGTCGCATTACAGGTTGCGTAAGAGGTGAGCGCGATACCATTGCGGCCACTCATGCACTTGGAAAAGATGTTTACCAGGCAGATGAAATTCAGGCAAACCCGATTGAGATTTTAATAAGCCTCCTTGTTTCAACTGGTGGCGGTGGATCTTATGACACATTAATCGACGGTGCTGCAATTGACGAAAGCTTAATTGATGTTACACAAATGGAAGACGTTCGCGACCAGCTTGTTTCTGGGATCGAGTTTAACCTTGCCCTTAGTAACATTGAGAGCCTTCAGCAATTTATAGAAAATGAAATTCTTTATCCATTAGGATTAAGACTTAGAACAAATTCAAATTCAAAAATTGGTCTAGCTGTTTTGAATAGGACTTACTTTGATGTTGATACAAAAGATTTCACCCACGACAACATAACCAAAAACCCTTCTTTTTCGGTGGTTGATTCGAAGATCGTTAATAAAGTAAAAGTTAACTGGGCCTGGGATGATGCCACGGCAGACTTTTTAAAAGTTTATGAACAGGAAGACGCAGGCTCTATTGCCTCGTTCGGTGAACAAATTTTAGAAATTTCAATGAAAGGCCCACGCGAATCTCTTGGAGGGTTGGACATTGTTACCGATGTTGCCGACCAATTTATTAAAAGGTTCTCGGTTCCTCGTCCTGAAATAAGCTTGTCTATGCAGATGGACGCAAGCACAGCATTAATTGGCGACAAGGTAAACTTTGAAAGCGCACTGGTTGTTGATATTGATACAGGGTTGCTTGGATTAGAAAAAGACCTTGAGCTGGTTTCAAGGGCCATCAATGTGCAAACTGGTGACGTTACAACCAAACTCGCATTTACTTGGTACTCTGGAGTGAGGCAGTGCTTTATTTCACCAACCGACACAATTGTTTCGACAGCAAGCCAGGCAAGAGCAGCAATTGCCACTGGTCGTGGTGCTCTCTATAGAAAGACATGGGTTTTAAAACTCTGGGACAACATCGCAAGAGAATTTGTAAGTGGCGAAACAAACACCATCAGCAGTGTGGTTGGCGATGAAATATTTTTTACAAATGATTGGGTCGCAACACTTAACACAGACAGACGTTTTGTTTTTGCAGATTACGACGAAGTGGTTGAGCAGCAAAAAAAATACTGCTTTATCTCTAACGATGGGAATAATTTCACTGATGGAAAACCAGCTTATAAAATTACAACGTAGGAGATTAATATGACACTTCCATATGAAGCATCTGCCAGCGAAGTTGATCCAAACAGCCCTTTAACAGATATGTTAATGGAAGGGTGGAGGGACAACTTTCTAGACCTCGATGGTCGAGTGACCCAGGTTAAGACTCCGGCATTCACATTTGTAGTAAATGGAAAGCTTGCTTACATACCAGGTGGACAAGTAAAAAGAATTGACTCGGCAATGCTTCACGTTGCAGTTACATTCTCAAAGTGTAAAGTTGCACTAGAAAAGGGTGGAACATCGGGCACCCTTGCTGTTGATATAAGAAGGCACCAGGCTTTGAATGTTCCCATTACTGCAATTACTCCACAGTTCTCAGACAACGTTCAATCAATTGCAAACGTTGCACCGGCCCTGGCGACTCAGTCAATATCAAGAAACGCCTCGCAGATTTCTACACAGTCAATCGCAAGAGCGAAGTCTGCCATTAATGTGAGTTCAATTATTAGCGTCCCAGGTACTAACCAATGGAGGTTTAACCTTGCAACAGCACCAGATTCTGACTGGGTTGTCGGCAAAACAATTACAACTTCCGGCTGTACCTCTGGGGGAAACAACGGAACATTCACGATTGTAGAAAGAAACCAGTCGGGTGGATTCAATATCGTTGTAACAAATGCTTCTGGTGTGGCCCAAACAGGCTCAGCAGGATCAATGAACCTTAATCTTTGGTCATACAACTACACGAACCCTGTTGACTCGGATAACTTTGCTCCTAATTATTCGCACATCTTTGCAACACACTCAACTGGTGCAAACAATGGGACATTTGAAGTTTATAAAATAAACCAGTCGGGTAACAATATTTGGGTTTTTAACTCTGCTGGCGTTGCTCAGGCAGGGGTTGCCGGAACTTGCGACACATCAATGTGGAGATATACTTACAGCACAACACCTTCAGTTACTGACTTCGTGGTTGGTGAAAAATTAAAAGCAGCCTCCCATTCTACTGGTGCCAATAACGGAAATTTCACAATTACATTTATGAATTATTCAGGGACTAATTCTATCGTTGTTTACAACACGGCTGGTGTTGCGCAGGCCGGAGTTGCCGGAACTGCAAACACAAACCGATGGACTTACGGAATGTCTACGAACCCAACCACTTCGTCGAACGTTGTGGCCGGTGATGAGGTGCGATTCGCAAGCTGTACCAATGCTTTAAACGATGGTGTTTTTACGATTAAAGAAGTTAACAGGCTGGGAACTAATAATTTGGTCGCTTACAATGAGTCTGGTGTTGCCCAGGCAGGGGTTGCTGGAACCGTTGTTCACTCAAGAAAGCTTGTAAAATTTGGCACAGATCAAAGCGCATCAATAACAACGAGCAGCCGAATTGAATTAAGCGATTGCCCAGACGATGATTACAATGAGCAATCTTCAGGGGTAGGGTTCCAGGTGCTTGAAGTAAACAGGGGTGGAGGATCAAACTACAATGCCGTTATTAGTACCAGTGACGGATCGAGCCAGTCATCTCCTGCCGGTTTACTGTCGGTTGAAAGCAAGTCGATTTTTAATACTGCTCCAACCATTGCAGCCGATCCGATTTCACTAAGGGAGAAATCTTTACAGACGGCTGCGTCAACTGACTTTGTACCTGGTCAGATACCAGAGAACACATGGCTTGGACTTTGGATTACTTCGGTACACGATGGCGATTCTGAAAATTTAACAGTAAGCTTAAGCTAAAAGGAAAAGATTATGACAACAATAGGAAACGTTCAGAAGCCCGTAGCTGTGTCGGTCAAAACAGCTGGTTACACAATCCCAAACAGTAGAGTAGCAAGGTTGACTGTGAACCTTGAGGGTTCTGCAACCTTTACGATTGATGGGGTCACGGCATTGCGAGGCACGCAAAACAGCGTCCTCGGCTCTTCTGGTCTCGCATACACATCAACTCTCTCTGGGCAGTTAAACACAGGGAACACAGGCTCGAATGGAGCAGCATCATTTACGTCAGCTACGGATCAAAAAACTGTAGTGGCCCAATTGACTGTTCCGGCCGGAACCATCATAAATGGAACTGGCACATTTAGAATTATCGTTGAGGAATACTACGCTTAAAAAAAAGGGCTTATCATGTTTGCAATTTTTCAAAACGGAATCTTTTACTCTTTCTGGCAGAACAAAAAAAAAGACAACTGGGCAAGAGCAACGGTTAAAAAACTGAACCTTCAAGAGCCTGAAATCTATTGGTACAATAAGGGCGATTATAATGCGCCTGACAATTTCAGGTTTGACGATAATAAAAATCTTATTGTCACCGTGGTAACTGGTTACGATAATGAGACAGGTAATCCAATAATGACCGACACTGACGAAGTGTATAAAGCTGAGGCTTATAAATTTTAAGGAGATTCTATGCTTATTGCAATTCTACTGGGTGCGCTTTTAAATTCTTCCATTCAGGGTAACTTGTCTTATGACGAGTGCCAGGCAGAAAACTTTAAGCCAAAGGCTTGTTGGAACTCTGAGCAGTTTTACAAGCTTGGAAAGTTTGGCTGTAAGGTTCAAGGAAAGCTTTATATTGGCAAAGCACCAGGCAACAACAACGGATGCGAAAAGTAATTCCCGAAGCACGTAAGCAGGACATGCCAAGGAATTGACAGGGCACCTTCGGGTGCCCTTTTATTTGACTTTAACAGGCCCAGGATTCATGATTAAGTAAAGGTGCTTGTTCATGAACTCATATGATAGAAATCTAATCTTCGACGTTGCCGGTGGTGTAGCCGAAAATCTTCCATTCATTCATCAGATCCATGCAGGCTTTAAGCGTGGCACACAGATGCTCGAATATCTTCGCAGAAACAGAATCATCGGAAAGAGCTTTCAACAGTGGGCAAAAGACCATGGTGGCTCAAAGCTTCGCATGGGTTCCTACATTCTTAAACGAATTGAATCCGTCGATAAAAGACCAATTTTTACAAAGGACTTAACTTGAGTGGGGAAAAAAAAGACCCAAGCATTGCTTCCAATGAAGCCATGAAGTTTGTCGCCTGGGCCATTGGGATTGGAGCAGGCTCTACATTTATGATTATTACCTACGCTCTTGCCACGTTTTCAACCAAGGAAGCTTCAGCTTCTGGCCAGAAACTTCTCGAACAAAGAATTACAACTATTGAAAGTTCGGTTGCCGAGATCAAAGAATCAAATAAAGAGTTTCAAAACTGGCTGCGAAACAACTGGGGAAAAAGAAAACCAGTGGAGATTGACCAATGAGATTTAAAACAAAGACGACCTGGGAACGTGCCTTTTATATGTCGCCAGTAATCCTTTTAGTTATGGCAGACATGGCAATTTATTGCGAGGAAAACGTCCTCCCATTTTTAATTACTGAAACTTTTACTACCGAAGCAGAAGACAGGAAGGTTAATCGCCAGCATTCTTGTCACCGAGAAGGAAGAGCGTTTGACGTTTCAATCCGTGGGTGGTCTCCTGTTGAGATGAAAAAATTTGAAGAGTTTTTTGAAAAGAAGTGGGGTCACCTTGGAGCCATTTCTCCTGTATCGGGAAACAAAAACTTGGTTGAGTTACACAAAGGAACTGCGCTGCACTTTCATGTGCAGATTGCTAAAACATACGCCGTTAAGGCTAACTTTCAGGAGGCTCTTTATGACAAGGACTAGAACGCACGAGGAAAGCATGAATCGTGCAACAATGATGTTTCTTTATTTCGCAGCTGCGCTTTGCGCTTTGGCCATGTCAGTGGTTGCATTCGCTGCCGAATCTGGCCCAGTGGCGGTAAACTTTGCCGACTCAGCATCAAAAATTGGTATGGCTTCAGGTCTTCTTGCTGTTCTTTTACAGATTGCAAAAACGCCCATGCTTGGTGGTCTCTTTGCAAAGATTGACCCTGGTTACCAGGCAGCCGTTGTTCTTGTATTAAGTGGAATTGCATCGGTAATCGAATCTGTTGGAACTGGGAAACCATTACTTCAGTCGGCTCTTGAGTGGTTATTTACAGCAACCAATGCAATGGCGATTTATACTGTAATCTTTAAGCCTTTCAAAAAGAAAGAGCCTTCAAAGCTTAAGGTTTAACTATGACCTGGGCTGGATTCATTGCAATAATAAAAACGTGGCAGACCACCGCGACACTTGTTCAGGGCTTTGTTGATGCCTGGCAGGCAGCCCAGCTTGGTCAAATTAACAGTAACTATGAGCAAAGGAAGGAAGAACGTGAAGCAATTATCTGGGCCATGGAACAAGCGCGAGTCGCTCATGACATTGTTAAGATGCGTGCTCTCAATCGCCAGCTTGCTTTGCTTGATGGTTCTGGTGTCGTGCCAGAGCGATCCGTTTAATAGACCAAAAATAAGAAACTGCACCAACCTTGGCAATGGCCAGTGTGAGTGCGCATTTTCTAATGGTGAAGTTGAAACGGTAGATTGCTTTGGATACCAATGCGCAACTCCACAGAATTATCTTAAGCTTAGAAATTACTGTGAGGACAAAGAGCGCAGGCTTCTGATCTGTATTAAACAACCAAAAAAGTGCCAGTAAGGAATTTATGCAAGAGGAAATTATTGAATCAGCCAAAAAATTAAGCGGTGTGTTTCAGGAGCATTGCAAGGAGGAGCCAGTCCTTCAGTTCTTTAAATATGAACACTTGCCATCGCACCTTCAAGCTGTGAGCTGTGACTTCTTTATAGTGGCAATGTCTTTGTGTTTAAAAGTAAAAAGAAACCCTGAGAGGACAGTGGCTTTAAGAAAACTCTTAGAGGCTAAAGATGCAGCCGTAAGATCGGTAATTTACAAATTAGAATAATTCTTTGTGGCCTGAACAGCTACAAAGAAGAAGCCCACGGTTTTATACCTTTTACCGTGGCAAGGAAGGGGTCAGAGATGGCCCCTTCCTTTTTTTACCTTGGGCAACATTTCTTAAAAGCCTGGTTAATAGAATAAGGCACTGACCATGGCCTTCTTTTTGTTGCCTTGAAATCGTGGTCGTAATTAGCTTTGTGGCTTGTTTCATGACCAAGTAAAGATGCAAGGTCACACACTCCCCAGCTCATCATGTAACGGCGATTAACCCACTCTTTATTGACCCCATCATACGTGTAACCAAGAACCCTTTTAAGTGACCAGTACATTTCGACCGAAATTTTTATATCGGCAGAAACCAGGGAGTCTACAACCTGGGAGCGTGTAAGCCCATTGGTTTGAATTAATTCTCTGGCCTCCATGAAGTCACGAAAGCACTGGGTTTTTACAACCTGGTTAACCATGGAAGCTGACTCCTGCACTCTTGCCAGCTCTTTTGGTGTGCAGTTTTTGCAGTCAAGCACAGTAAGCATGGCGTGCGAGTTAAGCGCAGCCAGTAAGAAGAAAATTAATGTAATGATTTTTGTTTTCATGTGCGACTCCTTAAAAAGTTGGGTTCCAACCTTCATGGTGGAACCCGACAGAGACAGCACACACAATCGAGAAGGAACGAAAACATCGTATCAGTGCTAATTCAACCCCGAAAGACTCGCAACGTTATAAAATAAAAAAGCCACCGTTTCGGGTGGCTTCTCTACTGTTTTCTCATTCCTTAAAAGAATGTCGCTTTCGTTAAATTCGGTTCTAATCTATAACGTGCCCCTTTGACATGGTCTTGAAAACCGTTGGTGGGAAAAGCTTACCGAAATGTGGTTCCCACTGGAAACCCCTGTCGTAAAGATTTTTTATTAATTCTGGGTAAGTATCAAGCATGAACCTGACCCCTTTGTCGTGCCACTCTCCACGGTGATGTAGAGGGCAAAGTGTCATAAGGTTCCACGGAACATCAGGGCCGCCACGTGACCTGGTGATAATGTGGTGGACTTCACCAGCCTTTACACAGCTGCTTATTTCGCATTTCCGTCCGTGTAGCTGCCTAAGTAATTCAGGGTTCTCTATTCGCTTCATATGGTGCCTTTAAGCCTTAAAAAAGTTTATACAAAAAGGGGTGCGCCTTCATAGTTGTTTGAGTCCTTGCAATTTTTTCTTAAAAGCTCCCAGTCGCCAAACTCCATGAACTCGTCGCTCCCTGTTTGCACAGTTCCGGCCAGTGCATATTGCTCTTGGTCTTCACTTGATAACTCGCGAAGCTGTGGGCAAACCAGCAACATGCGATCAATGAGCTCTTTTTTTGTAAACTTAGTTTTCAACTTTTCCCTCCTTGCACCTTAACGGCATTCCGTATTGGTTAAAAATTGGAAAAATTGATTTGTAGTAAACCCCATAGGTAAACCCATTGTGACAAACCTCAACGGTGGTTGCTTCAAATGGGCTGCACCCTGTGAGCATTATTGCCAGTAAAAAAAGCTTAAACATATTGCATCTCCTTTGTGACGCTTAAATTGTGGTTGTTTTTAAGGAGGGTGACAGTTGGCTTACTCACCTGGTAACCCATGCCCAATCCTTCCCTAGTTCTTGTTGAATGAATGTTATCCTGTCTTTAAGGTTGTTTGGGTGAACAGGGTACACCGGAGAGTAGTGCATTTCAGCCATTGTCTCTTTACATTGGCCACACTCCCACTCGCACTCTACACGGCCCCAGTTTTCGTCGTAGTAATCATATCTAACTCTGACTTCGCTGTCTGGTGCAAAGCAAGCCCAGCATCGGCGTGGAAAAAAAATGTAAATAAAAACACGAAAAAAATTGTTCATAACCCTTCCTCCTCGGCAAATTCAAAAAAAAGCTTGGCGTGCTCTTTAGCATCTTTAAAATCACAGCCCAGGAGTATTCCACAAATCTTTGCGGCCCACATCTTATCAAGGTGGTCATAGCAATATTCTATTACTGCCTTCATTTTAATGTGGTGATCTCTGAACTCTTCGGCATCAATTACGTGAATGTAGTTACAGGCTCCCTTTGCCTTTGGGTTCGGCTTTGTATCAACTGAGAATCCCGAGTTGTCGGTGTGGTCGGTAATCCAGAATTCCCTATACCTCATTTTTTTACCCTCTTCTTTTTTGATTCTTTGTACCAGTCTAAAAACACCAGGCATAAAGTAAGAATAAAAAGTGAAAATCCAAACGTGAAAAGCCAAAGCCTTTCAGTATCCGTAAAAGCTGGTAATGGTGGTAACCACATATTAATCCTCCTCGTCGAAATCAAAGTTCGCATAATCGGTATCCATGCAGTCTTCATCTTCACAATCAAGCTCGCCGCAATTCTGGCACGTTGCTTGCTCGAGTGCGAGTAAAGCCATGTCGCCTTGTAGTCGTATCATTTAAACCACCGTATTGTGCCCAAGGTTTCCCAGGAACACTTTAAGAGACATATCGCTTTCGCAATACTTTGTTTCAACTTTTCTTGTCTGCACTTCCATTACCTGAATACAAATATCCTTTTTGGATTCTGAGATTCTGTAAATGTAATTCATTCTTGAGCCATACTTTTTAAACTTGTAACCAGCTGGTGGTGTAAAAAGTTTCTCAAGCTTTGGGTCTCGCATTGTTTTAGCTTTCATTTTGTTCCTTGTTCCACGCCTGTACTAGGTCGTGTTCTGATTTGTAATTAAAAAGATTGGCACCACACACACAGTTAAACGAGTAAAGGTAGACACCACGGTTCTTGCTTTGCCTCACCATCATAATGGGCCACCGCTTTATTTTTTTGCGTGCGCATGTACTGCATGGTGAGGAGTTTGTAATTGATAGTGTGGTCGCCATTAAGAACCCAGCTTAAAGGTGTGTGGTTATTCCTTAGGCTTACCCTTATTAATGGCTGTGCTCGAGTCGCCTGTTGGCTTTGGTGCTGTTTTCCGTAAAGCCTTCTCGGTTACTACGGCCTTAACTTTGTCCAATAAAACTGCAAGCTCTGCGAGGGGTTTATTTTTTAGCTCCTCGAATTTTTTCACACCAAGCTGCTCGAACATTGTTTTGCCTTTGTCGGCTACGCTGGAACCATCTGTAAGCGTTGCCATTTCCTTTTTAATAAGCTCCATGGTTGCTTCAATTTGGTCTACGTTCTCGGCTGACTCAAGCTTGCTCTGGATTCGTTCTTCAATTGCCTGGTGCTTTTCAACTTCTTTTTCCTGCTTAAAAGTTGTTTCGATTGCCTCATCATCTTTCTCAATGGCACCCATTTCCTCTTGCGTGTAAGCACCGCTTAGCCACTCTGGGAAGGCTGCGCGAAGTGCTCCGGCCTTAGCACATTTTTCCAACATTAAATGTGGCTTACCTTTCCACTGTGCAGTTACACCATAGCTGTTGGTTTGAACGTATTCATCCCACCATGCTGTAAAAGGATACTGCTTACCCTTACGAGTAACGGTCGCCTCACTCATTAGCATGTCTTTTTCTTTGGCAAGGATTGGGTCAAAGTATTTCGCCACACCAGTTTTAATTGTGTAGCCATCATACTCTTTAGACTCAACTGCCTTGGTTTCAACGAAGTGGTAACTGAAAACAATTGTTCCAACGGTAACCCATCTTTCCTGGCCACCGTCTTTTACCTTTGTTTGTCGTGGGATTAAATAAATCTGATCACGTAACGGATCGGCACCAGTAACCTGGGCCTTGTGGAAATATTTAATAATGTCATCCGCTGGCACCTTGAGTGCCAGGTAGTGCTTAAAGACTTGCTCAACATAGTTTTGCTCGAAAGCCCTGCGAACGTCAGGGTTATCCTTTGAAAGCAATTGGGAGCTGTAATTAGTAAGTGCTGTGCTCATGGTTTATCTCTCCTCGAAGTAAGCGTTAAAGCGTTCAAGGAAGTAAGTTTTCTTACGTTCGAGTTCGAAAACTTCTTGGCGTTTTTTCTCTGTCTCCATGTCCATCATGCGAAGCACTTCGGCTTTATCAATAAGAAGATTTTTGTCGATTACCCTAGTAATGCGGTACTTATTATCTTTTTCGGTTGATGGGTTAATGTCCAGAATTGTGATCTTTGCGGAGCTGTATTCAATGTCGAGCACTGCCACTTGAATATTTGGAAAATCTTTAAAGTCGTCAAAGCCAAGAATAACACCATACTTACTTTTATAATTATCGTTATACTCTTTTACGAGCACCTTAACCGTGTCGCCAACCTTAAAGGTTTCGATTCGTGTTGCCTCGTCGATTTTTACTTCGTACCTGATGCCGTTAATTTCGATTGTCTGTAAGTTACTCATAAGCTGGTTTCCTTTTTAAAGTTCGTTTGATGTTTTTAAGTTAATAACAATTTTCCCGCGATCGTCGGTGTCAGCCTCGAGTTCTTCAAGGTTGTAAAATCCGTTTTCGTCCATGTCGACAACGACAATGGGGTCTTTAACTTTGTTATCTTTGCAGAATTTTTGTGCAGCCTTAACCGATGCGGCGAGGTTGCTAAGCTTCATCGCCTTCATTACTTAAGAACGTAAGAAAGAGAAATATTTTTAGACTCCACCATTCTGGCACCAGGCACTTCCTGGTTCGCCTTTAACGCCTTAGCTATGTCTGTCTTGCTAATCGTCGCAGCCGGTGGTGGTGGAATTTTTACAAAGTCCAAAGGAATAAGTGATTCGTCGAACACCTCAACCACTTGGGTTGGCTTACGTTTTTTAATTGCAAACAATGCACCTTCAAGCTTTGTGGTGCCAAGTGTACTTAAGCAAGCATCAACATAGCCGTCGAATTTTTGCAGGCGTGCTTGCACGGCCCTTTTATACTCGGCGAGCTCTTTTAGTTTCATGTCCACTAAAGTTATCAAATCCTCCTGCGAATGCACCCACTGAACTACGTTGTCGGTTTTGGTGGCAAGTAAGGTGTTAACCTGGGAAAGTTTTTGCTCCACCTCTGGGGTGACCTCTCCCTGGGCTTCTGTTACCTCGTGAAGTAGCAGCGCAATTTCGGTTGTTACGGAATACAGTGACGGATTACTCATGAGCGAGTCCTTTGTTAATGGCCAGAACACCTGGCCGGTTGTTGTTTTGAAGCCAGTAAACTACCAAAAAACCGATGTAAAAGTAAGTATTTTTAAGTGGTGTTATGCAATGTAAGACGAATTAAGAAAAACACCCTGACAAGCCTGTTTTTAAAGGGTACACAGCCAGCACTAAACTTACTTTATATAGGAGGAAAACGTGATTATTCGTTACAATGGTCTTGACGTTAAGGTTCAAGTTACTAAGGCACCCCAAAGCCAGGCAGAGCCAGGGAGGTTTATTGTTCAAACGGTGGATTTCTTTAATCACCCTGTTGAGGAGTTCTCTTTTTGGCTTTACGAACTGCTCTGCGATACGCTTCACAAAGATGAAAAGTTTAACGAATTAGTGTGGCAAGCCCACAAGGAGGGATAAGTGAATAAGCCAAACGCTATAAAGCGACCAAGCAACAACGTTGGTGCCTTAATTAAGAGCGCACGCCTGAGAAGGGGTGCCAGCCAAACAGAATTAAGCAAGGTGATAGGATTTAAGAATGGCCAGTACATTAGCAATGTCGAGCGTGGGCTTTGTGGTATCCCAGCCGAGTGCGTGCAGGCGATCTGTGATGTGCTTCATATTGAAACCGAAAGATTTATTAATGCCATGGCAGCTGATTACATTGTCATAACCAGGGAAAAGATTGCAGCTGGTCGCAAGCCGGTTGACGGTGTTGTTTTTCGTGTGCCTCATCGCCTTGCATACCTCCCCAAGTAAGCACCCCCATCAACTTGTGGAGGCTGCCAAAAAATTGGCGGTCTCCATTTTCTTCTTACGAATAAATCAATTTTCCATTATCCGGTAAACCGCCAAAAAATTGGCTATTGAAATCTGGTATTAGCACCGCCAAAAAATTGGCGATGTTTGCACTTGTCAGTATTTCGGAACTCACCCAGTCTTTGCATTTAAAAGCAACTCGATAACAATTCAATGACAAGCATAGTCAGGACTCAAGAGAGACAGCACACACACCAGCTGTTGCACCATGGAACCTAGGATAGGAACCGATCACCGCAACAGCATCACTGCTCCCCTTCTTTTTTCCACCGACCCTTGCAAGCAGTTTTCAGAGCTTTCGGCTTGAACGGAAAGCCTGTGCAGAAATTCCAGTAAGGAACTACCAGCAGAGTAATGCCGAGACGACACAAGGCTAATGGGACTGCCATTAGGACTGGGCCGCCACAAGAACCTTAAGTTAATCACACCAAACGTGGCGGTGTGAGCGTGCAGGAAAGAAATGAATGGTTGATACAGGTAATAAGATCCAAGAAAGAAAAAGTTTTTGTTAGAGGTACTTTTCTTTGGGTGGTGCTGGAGTTTGTTTTAAAATCCACCTGCTCTTTCTTGGCTGATAAACCCTGGTTCGGTGGCTACTAAGTCCAGCACAAAAACTGGTATTGGTGGAGCTATGTCTAAAAGTGACTTGTCAGCATCAAAATTATAGGCAACGATATAAGCAAGCACACACAAATTAGAGCAACGGACACCAAAAATGAAAGTTCACTTTGCAGGGTATGACCCATTCACAGCCGTAGACCACTTAAGACTGGCAGGCGTTCGTTACTTACTTCAAACCTTTCACGCCATTCACACCAAGAAGCAGCACAATAAAATTCCTTACGATAAACTGACAGGCTTTAAGCACATCATTATCGATTCTGGATTGTTTACAATTATGTTCGGCTCAGAAGCTGGTGCGATCTTTGGCCCTAAAGAAGCCCAGGCGTGGCTTGATGCTTACATCACATGGGCGAATGGCACTCAGTTTAAAAACGTTACCTTCGTTGAATGTGACGTTCAGAAGAAGCTTGGTGCAGATGCAGCCTGGGAAATGCGCAGGGAGATGAAGAAGCGTTTAAAGGTTGGTGGCATCATGAATGTTTACCACCTTGAAGACGAGAACCCAGACAAGCTTATTGCTTACTCGGATTACATTGGGGTTGGACTTCCAGAGCTTCGCGCCTGCGTTACAAAAAAAGAACGGCACCACATTGTTAAGTACATTTCAACCAAGGCCAGTGCCAAGGGCAAGAAGGTTCACTTACTTGGCTGCACTGATAAAAGTATGATGAGAGAATTTTCTTTTAATTACTCATGCGATTCAACCAGCTGGATTAGTGGCCTTCGCTATGGCCATTTAAAAAGCGACATACTCCCATCTTCGCGCATTGAAGAAGTGGCGAAGCTTGCTGGCAGCAAGTACAGCGGAATCGTTGACCGTGGAAAATACGCATCGGCAGCAATTAAATTAATGGAATATTCAATTCAAGCAGGGGATCAAACATGAAACGACAACAGATTTCTAAAGAGCAAAAGAACTTAATTATTAAAATGGCAACAGTCGAGAAGCTTACTCCTCGCGAAATTCACGAGGCAACTGGTGTAAAAATGGGAACCATTTACAACCACCTTGCCGGAGTTGCTGGCACAGTTAAAAAAGATGTGTCAGGAAAAGGAAAGACCAGGAAGGCAAAGGTTAAAGTTTCACAAGGTGATACTGAAGAGGCTGCCGACGAAACCGAGATGGACTGGAAAGCATGGTGCATTCATTTTAAAGACCTTTACCTTAAGGCCCATATTTTATTAATTGAAAACGGCATTGACCCAATGGGCGAGCCAATGATTTCAGAGGCGAACTAATGAAAAAGAAAAATGCAAAAAAGAAAACAGTCGATCATTCACTTTCAAAAAAGCCAAAGGGTAACAAGGCAAGCAACCTTGCCGTGGTGGATGCGCCAATGGAAACGTCAAGCAAGGCAACAACACAACTGGTTGAAGCCGATGTTTCTGATCTTATACATGCTGACTGGAACTACAAAACGGACGGAACCCCAGAGCAAATCGAAAAGCTAATGAACGCAATCACCGAAGCCGGATCGTGTGGCGTGCTTGCTGTTCGCGAGGTTAAGGTTGGAAAAGAATTTAAGTTAGAAGTAATGGACGGTAACCATCGTCTTACTGCTATTCAAAACTTGGGATGGAAAAAAGTTCCCATTGAAAACTTTGGCCGCATCAGCAAAGCAAAGGCAGTCATTCTTACTCGCCAACGCAATCAGAACTGGTTTGATGATGACAGATTAAAGCTTGCAAACCTTTTCGCAATTGATGTGTTTCCAGAATTTTCAATGGAACATCTTTCAAATATTTTACCTGAAACGATGGAGAGCCTTGAGTCACTTAAGGGCTTAGCAAGTGTTGACTGGGCCACACCAGGTTCAGGCGATGGCGATGGTGGTGGATCATCAAATGATTATGACCCGACAGTTAAAAAGATTTTCCTTCGTGTACCAGAAGAAACTTTTAATCTTTGGAGTAAGTGGCTCGAGAGATGCAAAGACATTACAGGCCTTGGGACACCAGAGCGTGCCTTTGAGTTTGCAGTAATCGAAGCCCTTAACGTTCCAGAAGAATCACTAGGAGCCAAGAAATGAAATTACTTTGCGTTCTATCTGGTGGCATGGATTCAACAACGGCCATGGCATCAATGATTAAAGATGGTCACGACATTGTTGGAGCAGTTTGCTTTAACTATGGTTCAAAACATAATGACAGAGAGTACCAGGCAGCCTGCCAGGTGGCGCACTTCTACGGTGTAAGGATCGAAAGGATTGCTCTGCCGTTCGTAGAAAAGCTTTTTAAAAGCGACCTACTTAAATCTGGTGGCGATGTTCCCAATGGTCACTATGCCGATCCATCAATGAAGAGAACCGTGGTGCCATTCCGTAACGGCATCATGCTTGCCATTGCAGCCGGATATGCTGAAAGCCTCGGTGCTGATGGAATTGTTTTAGGTAACCACTTTGGCGACCATGCTGTTTATCCCGACTGTCGTCCCAGCTTTGTGTTTCCTATGGCCCTCGCGATCAAAAATGGAACCTATGCAAAGATAGAACTGATGGCACCATTTACAGCAATCAGTAAGACTGACATAGCAAAGATTGGTCACGACCTGGGGGTTCCATTTAATTTAACTTACAGTTGCTACAATGGACGACCTGACCACTGTGGGCTTTGCGGTACATGCCACGAGCGCAAAGAAGCCTTTAAAGATTCTGGCGTAAAAGATCCAACAGTGTATGAAGTCTAAGAAGCACCTTTTTAATGGCCGCATCGAGCTTATTGATGGCCTTTACATTGCCAACGATACAAAGGGAAATGTTATTACCTATGCAAGCACGCTCGATGCCTGCAAGGTTCAAGTGCATTCCTATCTTCAAACCCAATTCACTGGCACACCATTTGTTACTGAGTATTACCAGAAGACTGGTGCAGTTAATTTCTCGGCATTTAAAAGAGGTAGAAATTGAAAAAGACAACTTCAGCAGTTCGCATACTTGAGTTTGATGCGGCCCACAGGGTAGCCAACCACGAATCGAAATGCGCAACTCTCCACGGTCACAGGTACAAAGTTGAAGCCTACGCCACGGCAAAGGCACTTGATGAGGTTGGGAGAGTTATAGACTTCTCTGTTATTAAAGCAAAGCTTGGCGAGTGGATCGATCTTCACTGGGATCACACAACACTTATCTGGAAAGAGGATAAGCGCACGCTTGATTGCGTAACCCTTTGCCCTGGTTATAAACACCCATTTGTTTGCGACTTTAATCCAACGGCAGAAAACATGGCAATTTATTTACTGCGCACCGTTTGCCCAAAACTCTTCAATGGCACTGGTGTTCAGATTGTTAAAATAAGACTCTGGGAAACCCCAAACTGCTACGTTGAAGAAGAGTTAATGGAGGGATCATGGACGACAGATTCATCGAAGGACGAGAAAAACCCAAACCAGTAAAGCCAGGCAAGGATTACTGGGTTAAAGGCAAAGGCACTTACATGGCCAGGCAAAGTCTTTACCGCATGGGTTGCTTCTATGTTCCAGAAAAGAAATGTTATCGCGTGAACAATTTAAAAGAAGATCACCCACTTCATGCTTGGGTTGCTGGCACACCCCAGATTGATATGGAGGAAATTAAATGACACCACAAGAACTTAAGGCACTGGTTAAAAAAACCAAGGACGTTGAAGCCAACCAGGCTTTTCTTCGAATGCCAAGAAAGATGCCATCAGGTGGTTATGGTCGCCAGGTGCGCACACCGTTTGGACTTTGTGACACGGTGAATGCCGATGACGAGCATGTTTATTTCTTGGTTAAGCTTGAGCAGTTGGAAGATTACCTTTCGAAGCTTGAAGCCGGTGAAATAATCCTAGATGCAGAGGAACGAGGCGAGTTGCCTTCAATTCTTCACTAGAATTAGTTTAAAACAACTTGAACCAAGGAAGGGGATAGATGGTCTACGATGGCTTAAAATGGTTTTTGAAAAGCAATACAACCGGAAAAACTTACTGGGCACGCAGTGATGGCCCAAAGAAAAAGAGAAGAACTGTTTTCCTTCACCGATACCTTACTGAAAAAAGGCTTGGGAGAAAATTGAAACGCCACGAGATAGTGGATCACATTAACGGTAACACGTTGGACAACTCGCCAGGGAACTTGAGGGTTGTGACCAACCACGAAAACATTATTAATCAGAAGGCAAGGGGTGCCATTCAGTCCAGAGGAATAATTCAGTGCAAGAAGACAGGAAGATTTGTCGCACGCATTTGTTACAACTACAAACGCAAAACCATTGGACGGTTTAAAACTCTTGCCGAAGCAGAGGCAGCCTACTTAAAGGCAGCACGAGAACTTTATAAGGGGATGGCTAATGAAGACTTATTCAATCAAAGAAATGTTCGGCCCGACGATTCAGGGGGAGGGAAAGGGAGCCGGTGAAACCGTTCTCTTTCTGCGCTTTGCTGGGTGTAATAAATGGTCTGGGAGAGTTGAAGACAAGGCAGGGAGTCAGTGCCCATTCTGCGACACTGATTTTCTTGGCGGTGAAAAACTTACGGCCAGTGATATTGTTCGCAGGCTTCTTGAGCTTGCCCAGAACTACCCTGTTGCCACACTTGTAATAAGTGGGGGTGAGCCAACTCTCCAACTGGATCAGGAGCTTGCCTCAGAGCTTGCCAGGTACTTCTCTTTGTACCTTGAAACCAATGGCAGCAGAGATGTTGACCCAGATGTTTTAAAGTATATCAACCACGTTTGCTGCTCACCAAAGCAAAGCCCAGCCGAGACAAAGATAAAGCATATCGATTCCTTAAAGGTGCTTCATCCACCAGTAAGCCCAGAGCGATCATGCCATGAGTTCTTTAGTCGGGACTTTATAAGCAAGCACCCATACGCCGAGAAATTTATCCAGCCTGTCATGGATGAGAACTACGACAACAACATTAAGCAATGCCTGCAAGTTTGCTACGCATCGCGAGGTGTGAGACTATCAATACAACTGCACAAAGTGATCGAGGTTAAGTAATGAAAAAGAACCCAAGAGTTTTTAAGCTGGTTAAGAACCAAGACAATTCCGTAACTGCATTTAACCACCTGGGAAATGCCGTTCTTCAGTTTGAGATTTCACCAGGCCTGATAAGAATGTTTAACGGGGATCCGTTTATGCACATCAAGGGTGACTTGAACCAAGAGGCAAAGCTTTTAACCATTCACAAGAGAGTTAAAAAATGAAACGCAAGGTCAGCATCGAAACCCCATGGAAGGACAATGGGCTTACTTCCTACAAGAAGAAGCAAAAGATTGAGGGTTACTTTCGAAAGATAATGGAAACCCTTGGGCTAGACCTTACCGACGACAGCCTTAAAGATACGCCTCGCCGTGTCGCAAAGATGTATGTTGATGAAGTCTTTAGTGGGTTGCTGCCAGAAAATTTCCCAAAGGCAACAGTCATAGAAAATAAGTTCGCATATCATGAGCCGCTCATCGTCATTAACATAACCCTTAATTCAAACTGTGAGCACCACTTTATTCCAATCGTTGGAGTGGCACACATTGCTTACATTCCGCAAGGCAAGGTTATCGGATTATCAAAACTGAATCGCATTGTTCAATACTATAGTAAGCGTCCCCAGGTTCAGGAAAGACTTAACGAACAGATAGCAGCCAAGCTTAAGGAGCTACTTGAAACAGATGATGTTGCCGTGGTCATTGATGCAGTTCATACGTGTGTACGAACCAGGGGAGTTCAAGACAGTTCAAGCATAACAAGAACCATGTCGCTGAGCGGAGAGTTTACTGAAGCACCACTTGAGGCGAAGCAGTTCTTGGAATCGATACCAAAGTCTTCCGACTTTAAACTGTAAACAATTGGCATTGAGACCAGAGAGAAATTAAAATGGATAGAAAGAAAAAAAAGCCAATGTCCCCAGCCTCGCTTGCCAATCTGAAACCGATTCAGAAGGGCGAGGTTAAGAACCCAGAGGGTGGTCGGTCACACGATCCAATCAAGAGCGCGATCAAGCGTTTAACCAAAGCTGAGTTCGAAGACATCATCAGCCTGGCACTTGATGCAAACCTTGAGGAGCTTAAGAAAATTATTAAAGACCCAAGTAGCACAGCCTTGAGAGTTGGCGTTGCATCATCATTAATAAAAGCTGTTGGTCGTGGAGACTTTGGAACACTGACTGCAATTGTCGAGCGCATCATTGGCAGTATGGCGATGAAGGTAGACCACACCACCGATGGCAAACCCATTAAACAGGTCATGCTTTACTTGCCAAAGAACGGAAGAACTAAAGAGGAGAACAAAGAATGAAACACATTGTCATGATTACATTCTTGCTGTTTGCAAGCCTTTCGATTTCTGCGGCATACTTTCAAGGCGAGGACGAAACAGAAATTTCATACAGCGATTCTTGGAAGCTTGGCACCCCTGACAATGCAGTAACCACAACGGTCGTTGTCGACCCTTACAATTGTGAGTGCCCTTGAAAACCCAGTTCATTATTAAGTTCTCTTTATTTAAAGATGGGTCAGGCGCAAAGGCTGTAAGCAAGTGCGGAAGATTTAATCATAACTATGCTGTAAGTGATTACTTAAAGAACTTAATGGGCACCAGAACCGTGGCTTATTTCTATGGCTGGGTTACTCCGGCCAACAGGCTTTACATTGAAAACGATGTTCGCTTGGATTGTGCCTGGTGAAGTGGTCAACGGTTTGTTTTATTTTAATGATCGCGAGTAGTCATGAGTTCCCAACCTGGGTTTTTTGGTTGATGCTTTTATCCTTACTATTCGATTAAAGGAGCAGCTCAATGTTTGAAGAAGAAAAGGAAAAGGAATTTGTGGACGGTGTAGAAGTCCAGAAGCTCCCAACTATCGGCGAGGCTTATTCAATGAAGACAGCAAAGCAGGGAAGGGTTGGAACCGTAAAGCAAAACTCTGGCTACGATGCAACCGACATTGCACGAACCATTGTAAGCAATAAAACTAAGTACAAGGCCAGAAGCTTTCGCAAGAACACATTGGTCGAAGTTAAGTTTAACTGCAAGAGGATTATTAATTACAAGCTGGCCACAACTGCAATGAAAAAAGCGGCTACCGATTGCCTACACAATATCGAAACAGCAGAGAGGGTTAATAATTATTTGATTACAACAGTGAACGGCATAACTCGCACACTCTCCAAAAAGTATAAAGATTTTTAAATGAATGAAGACGATATTATTAAGCCACAGCCTGGGCCACAAGAAGCTTTCCTTTCAACGAAAGCAGACCTTGCTTTTTACGGTGGCGCAGCCGGTGGTGGTAAGTCGTTCGCATTGCTGCTTGACCCTCTTAGGCATGAAGAGAACTCAAAGTTTCGTGGTGTAATTTTCCGTCGAGAGATTCCCATGATTACAAACCCTGGTGCGCTTTGGGATGAGTCGGCAGGTCTTTACACTTTATTCGGTGGCGAGCCGAATCAGAACCAGCTCAGGTGGCGATTCCCATCAGGGATGGAGGTAAAACTTTCCCACTTGTTTCAAGAGAAGGATAAGTTTAACTGGCAAGGTGCTCAGTTCTCTTACTTGGGTTTTGACGAGGTCACACATTTCTCTGAAACACAATTCTTTTATTTACTCTCACGCCTTCGTTCAATGTCTGGTGTCCCTGGTTATGCAAGGGCAACGTGTAACCCCGACCCAGATAGTTGGGTCGCCAAGTTTATCGAGTGGTGGATTAACCAAGAGACTGGGCTGGCTTACCCTGATCGTGCTGGTGTTTTAAGATGGTTCATAAGGGTAGAGGATGAAATTGTTTGGGCCGACGATGTGGAAGAACTTACCTACTTGTACGGCGAAGAGTTTCTTAGATTGAATCCACCAACTTCAGTCACATTCATACCGGCAAAACTTTCCGACAACCAGATTCTTTTGCAAAGGGATCCAAGTTACCTTGCTCGACTAAACTCAATGAGCCGTGTTGATCGTGCCAGGCTTAAAGATGGTAACTGGAAAGTTAAAGCAAGCGCAGGAAGCATGTTCCAAAAAGCCTGGTTTGAAATTGTGGAGACTGCACCAGCAAGAATTAAAAGACGAATACGGTACTGGGATCGAGCAGCCACGGAGCCATCGCCAACAAATCAGAACCCAGACTGGACAGCCGGTGTCAAAGTTTCCCAGGGAATGGATGGGTGCTTTTATATTGAGCACGTTGAAAGGTTTCGTGGTCGCCCATTAAAAGTGCAAACCACTGTCAAGAACTTGGCACTTCAGGATGGAGTGGGATGTTCGGTCGGTGTTGAAGTTGACCCTGGTCAGGCAGGGATTACCGATCGTGATCTGTATATTCAACTCCTTGCTGGCTTCGACGTTAAGACTCCTCGCGCAGTATCCGACAAAGTTTCTCGTGCGAAAGGTGCCAGTGCTCAAGCAGAAGGTGGAAATATTAAACTCGTTAAGGGTGCATGGAACGAAGCTTTCCTAAACGAACTAGAAGCCTTCCCTACACCAGGCGCGAAAGACGATCAGGTTGATGGACTTAGCGGAGCAATTAATGATCTGGCGTTAAGTGGTACTGGCGAGTTCAGCGAATCTATGACAAACTTTGAAGGTAACATCGAAAACCGTTGGTAACTTCTAACCTTTAACAAGGAAACAATATGCATAAATCAATTGAGCCTGCACAAAACTACAAGGCAATCACACCTCACGACACTGACACAATTAAAAATGCTGCCAGTGAGACAATTTCAACTCGCGGAATAATGTGTACCGTTGCCGGAAATATCGTTTGCAAAAACGCAGATGGTACAGCCGTTGCTATTCCATGCGCAGCCGGTGTTGTGATTCCAATTGTAACAAGCGTTATCACTACAGCGAGCACCGCTACTGGAATCGTGGCTCTATGGTAGGCATAGGCATTTCACTGGTTACAGGTGGAGCACCGTTTGCTGGGCCAGTGAAAGTTACCGATGGATTATTTGCCGAGTTTGATGGTCGCGACACTTCAACAATGACTAGAAGTGTAAACCGTGTCGATGAGTGGCGATCAAAAATTGGTTCGCATAAATTTGTCACTACCTCAGCAGGAACAGGCCTTAACCCTTCTTACAGTTCCTCTCTGTTTAATAACCAGGGTGGAATAAATTTCGCAAGTAAATATCTCGAAACCTTTGACGCACTCACAGACATAACCACCACGACAGGTGTAACGATTCTGATGGTTATGAAAAAAACATCGCGCAGCTCTTACTTCTTTTTATGCAGGGGTGGTGGTGGATTTATTGCAAGTGGTACATCTGAGCGAATCGGTAGTGCTGCTCAAGCTCAGGGTCGTGAAGGTATAATCAGAAATCAATCAATTGTCTACGGTTACAGATGGAACACTACCGCTGCTAATAGAAGAATGATTATTAACGGCGAATTGTTTGGGCCAAGCGAAGGAAACTTTCAAAACTTTACTGGTGCCTTTGGCAAGATGACCGTTGGTGGAATCGTTGGTAGCGGAATCTTTGGTATCATGGAGCTTGGTGCGATTTATATGTATAACAGGCCACTGACCGACGATGAAGTTGTTCAAATGAGTGCATACTTAAAAAGTAACTGGGCCTTGTCTGACATTCCTGCTCCAACATGGAACGTTGCTATTGAAGGAAACTCACTGGCCGCTGGTGCATCGGGAACAAGTGTTTCTGGTATGTACGATGGGTTCTTGGATGCAACCGGATCACCAACTCAAATTGATTGCAAGGTCTTCGCGGTTTCAGCAAGTACAATGACAAGCATGAACAGCCGTGAAGCCACGCTTGATGCTTATTACAATTCAGCAATTTTAGACAAGAGAAGAATTTGTATCATCTGGGAGATTACAAACTCCCTGGCACTAAGTGCAACAAAGACAGATGTGCAAGCTTATGACGAGTTTAAGCTGTATTGCCAAAACAGAAAAGCAGCCGGATGGAAAGTGATTGTCTTAACAGCATTACCAAGAACAGCAACAGGAAATCTGAATGCAAACTTTGAGACTTACAGAGTTCAGGTTAATGCGTGGATTGTCGCCAATGCTGTATCTGAAGGCTGGGCTGATGCTGTCGCAGACGTAGCGGCTCATGCAAACTTAAGCGATCATACTAATACAACTTATTTTTCTACAGACGGTATTCACTTAAAGGATGCTGGCCATACAGTGGTGAGAGGTCTTGTCACAGCTGCAATTAACACCGTTACTGCTTAAGGGGATTTATGAACGCTTTAACAAATATTCTTGGTCGATTTACATCGAAGCCGGTCAGGGAAATAAACAATGCACCAGTTCAAGGATTCTCATCAGGTGTTGCCGGAACAGAAATATATGGTGGCTACATTGAAGAGGAAGCACTTCAGGAACTAAGAGGCACCAAGGGTGCTGACACGTTTAATAAAATGCGAAGGTCGGACGGTAACATAACCATGATCCTTCGAGCCGTTAAACTTCCTATTCGTTCTGCCCAGTGGTCACTTGGAATTAAAGAAGGGTTTCAGGAAAATCCAATTGCAAAAAAACAGCAAGAGCTCTTTTCTCATATTCTTTTTAACGACCTGGGAAAACCGTGGACAAGGTTTACTGGCGAGGCTTTGACGTTTGTGGACTTTGGTTATGCCTTGTTTGAGAAAACTTACAAGCCTGTTGTTAATCATTCAAAGTTTGGTTCTTACATCGGCATCAAGAGTCTTGGCTTTCGTTCGCAAAGAACTGTTGAGCGTTGGGGGGTTGATAGTAATGGACACCTTCTTGGAATTGAGCAGCAATGTTATGGTGACACTGGTCGCATAGTAGATATTCCGGCCCAGCACTTAATCCATTTTTGCCCAGACCAAGAAGGGGATAACTTTGAAGGGATGAGCTACCTTCGACCATGCTATGGATCTTACTTTCGAAAAAATCTTTTCCTTAAATTGTTGGCAGCTGGGCTAGAAAAATACCTTATTCCAATTCCAATTCTTACAGTGCCCATCGGAAAAGAAAACTCTATCGAGTACGAGAACGCCTTAAAGGTTCTTCGTGCTTATACAAGCAACCAGACCAATTACATTACCAAACCAGCCGGATGGGACATCGACATTAAGACCACAACGGTTGATGCGGAAAAGGTTCGCTCAATTATTAAAGATGAAAACCAGGAAATGGTTAACTCTGTTCTTGCTGGGTTTTTATTACTGGGCCAGACAAACACAGGATCACATGCACTAGGTTCAACCCTTGGCGACTTCTTTGGAACGGCTGTACAGTTTCTTGGTGACCATATTTGTGAAGTTCTTAACGATGGACTCCTTACTGATCTTTGCAAGCTTAACTTTGGCGACCAAGAATTAATGGTTAAGCTTAAGGTTGAAGGGATTAAAGATTCTGCCAGCAATATTTTCGCTGAAGTAATTCAGAAATTAATTACCAGTGGAGCAATTAAGCCAGATGTAGAGCTTGAGAAGTTCGTAAGGGAGAAATTTAAGCTTCCGGTGGCTAAGCAGGCTCTAGAAATTAAACCAACGATCCCTGCACCAGGTGATGCCTCGCCGGTTCCAGCAACGGAAGATGTGCAAAAAACTGCGTTTAACGGTGCCCAGGTTGCATCATTGTTGCAAATTGTTCAGTCGGTTGCAGCCGGAACCCTGCCAAGAAGCTCTGGGGTCGAAATGATTGTTACTGCATTTCAGGTGGACATTGCCGAAGCTGAAAGACTTATTGGAGAGTCTGGCAACAGTTTTAAAATTGAAGCCAAGCCTGGCGAAACTGCACCACTTGCACTTTCGGAAGCCAAGCCAAGACAAGACCAGTTAATTAGAAGAGGTGCCAATGAGCTTCGTTCTTACATTGATGCAGCCTTAACTTTTATTGGTGTTCAGTACATTGAAAAAATTCGATCAGCTTATCAAGGCTCAACACCACAGCAACGCTTAAAGATTCCAAACCAGCTTGAGCTTACTGTCCCATCTGAGTACCAGGAAATTCTTACCGTGTTGTCGATGATGCAGGCTTATGATGCAGTGGCACCAATCAAGAAGCGCATGACTCTGGCCACGTCAACAGCGGAAAAAATTGCCAAGGTTGAAGCCATGACAGCGCAGCTGTTTGATGCCATTGACCGCTACGAGCGCAGCCGTGATGGTAAAGATGCTTTAGAGATTGGCTACCTTCAAAGGTCTATTAAGCAGCGAATGGTTGGCATTAAGAAGGATTTGGATCTTTCTTCTAAGAACATCGCCAGCATTAAGTCGCGTGTCGAAACCATGACCACCACACAGGTTGCCGACCTTAAAAAGAAAATTGACTTACAGTACCAGTCTTCTATTGGCTCAACCGATTCTGAAAGAACTTTAATTGGCGACCTTGAAACTTCTCGCATCAACTTCCAATCATCCCCAGTAATAAACACTGGGCCGGATATACTTGCTTCCCAAAACGTAAATGAATCAATCTTGCAGGAGACTGAAGATGAACCATCGGTGGAAAGCTATACGTTCGTGGCGGTTGACGATGATGCAACCACCGACATTTGTCGTGAGCTTAACGGCAGAACATTCGGAAAGGATGACCCTGACCTTTTCAGACTCCACCCCCCATTACACCATAACTGCCGGTCTTATATGGCCGTCAATCTCGTAAGCTTTAAAGGGAACCCAGCCATTTCTACCGAGCCTCTTGAGTTAACCAAGGGTGCCCAGGGTGACATTACCCTGTCTGAGCAGACCTATGTTTCAGTGTTTGGAAAAAGAAGGGACTTCCAAAAATCTAAAAAGGGTGACAGGATATGAGTATGAAAAATCTTTATCGTGCAGCACCAATTATTTTAGCTGAGGCACCGGCCGGTCAATATCCGTCCGAGGTTCAAGTTTTAAAGACTGGTGTTTTTACCGATCCTCGATATGGGAAATTCGAGATTACCCTTAAGATGCTTTCCGAAATGGTGGACAACTTTAAAAAAGGTGTTCGCGGTGTAAAGCCTGCCATTGATTTTAAGCACGACTCAGAAGCAGAGGCAGCTGCTTGGATGAAAGACGTTTACACAAAGCCAGGTGCCAAGCCTGGTGTAACTGAACTATGGGTTAAGCCAGACTGGACAGCAATGGGCTGCAAGAGTTTGTCTGATAGAACTTACGGTTACCTTTCAGCAGACTTTTCACAAAACTACCAAGACAACGAGGAAGGAAAATTTCACGGAGCCGTTCTCTTGGGTGCCGCTTTAACAAATCGACCGGTCATTAAAAACATGCAACCAGTCATTCAACTATCAGAAGGAGATCGTATGTTTAAAAAACTTTCGGAAACGAAGAAGCTTGCCGACATTAGCCCAGAGGACTTAGAAAAAGTAAGTGCCCTTGTTGAACAACTTGGTGCCAGCTCTATTGAAGAGTTGATGGCAAAGATTGCCGAAATGCAATCCCAAGTAAAACAAGCTGGCGAAATGGTGCCGGAAGAAAAGAAAGAAATGGAAAAACAATTGTCTGAGCTTAAGACTGAGAACGCTAAGCTTAAAGGTGATGTAACTCTTTCTGAGCAAAACAAAGAGTTCGACAAAATGCTTACGGCCGGCAAGGCTTGCGAAGCTCAACGTGAATCTTTTATTAAAGGTGACGTTAAGAAGTTTGCCGAGCTTGCTGTTGTTGGTGGTGTAAAGACTAAAGAAGTTGGATCGGAAGCAGGCAAAGAAGGCGACGATGCCGTTTCTGACGACGATAAAGTTTTAAAACTTGCCGAAGAAAAACTTAAAAACAAAGAGGCCAAAGACATTGGGTCTGCAATCTCGATGGTTTTAAAAGAACAAAAAAATAAATAATAATATTTTTCCTGAGGAGGAAACTCTATGTCTTCACATTTTAAATCAAACATTCTTACGTTTAAAGCTGATGCTGCAATCGCCAAGGGTAAGGCAGTTAAAATTGGTTCAGACCGCGAGCACGTTGCTGTGTCTGCTGCTAATACAGATGCTTCAATTGGGATTGCTCAAAACGCAGCTGTGAACGCTGGTGACCCTGTAGAGGTTGCTCTACCTGGTGGCGGTGCTAAGGGTCTTGCAAAAGAATCAATCACGGCTGGGAAATTTCTTGTGCCAAACGCTGACGGATCGCTTGAGCAAACAAATGCCGATGGTGACCGTGTTATCGGTATGGCAATGGAAGACGCTGTGGCCGGAGATATGTTTTCCGTTCACGTTGTAGCTTGCCTTGCAACGGCTGCTGATAAGTAATTTTTAAAACCAATTTTAAGGAGACATATTTATGTCACAACAAAAAGCAATCGTTGATAAATTACTCACGAACGTTTCAAACGCTTACATCCCTGAAGGGTTGATTAGCGAAAGCGTTCTCCCATCTCTTGAGGTTGCTCAAGATTCTGGGATCATTGGTGGCTATGGGAAAGCGCACCTTCGCATTGAAAATTCTTTGGTTGGTGGTAAGGGTAAGGCCCGCATGGTTGAGCCTATCGTTCGTAAGACGGACAATACTTACTTAATTGAAAAGCACGAGTTGCAATCAATTGTTACCGAGGATGATTACCGTAACGTTGAGCAGCCTTTCGATGCCGAAAAGGATGAAACGCTTGGTCTTACAACAATCATCGCCCTTGAAAAAGAAAGAGCTCTTGCCTCTGCCCTTCAGTCCACAGCTGTTCTTACTCAGAACGTAACCCTTGCAGGAACTTCTAAGTTTTCTGATTACCAGAACTCTGACCCTGTTTCTGTTTTCAAGAATGCGCAAAACGCACTTCTTGATGGTTGTGGTGTTCTTGGTAACGCTGCCATTATTTCTCAAAAAGTTTTCAACACTCTTAAGTACCATCCACAAATTCTTGCACAGCTTGGCTTTGCAGCGAATCGTGCTGGCTCTTTATCTGTTGAAGAAATTGCTGAAGTTCTTGGCGTTAAAAAACTTTGGGTTCCAAATGCTGCTTATAACACAGCCAAAGAAGGCCAGTCGGATTCTATGTCTCAAGTTTGGGGTAATGACATTACTCTTTTAGTGGCTCCTGATAAGGCTGCGAAATATCAAACTTCACTTGGTTACTACATGAAGAGAAGTGGCGTAGCTTCTCGCCGTGTTAAAAAGTGGGCCATCGACGATTCGTTTGGTGACACTGGTATCCTGGTTGGGGATTACTACCAGTTCCGTCTTGTTGACGTGACAGCTGGTTATTTAATTAAGTCTGCAATATAAAAACCGTGGAGGGTTGGGTGAAAGCCTGGCCCTCTTTTCCTTTAAGGAGGAACCCATGAAAATGCTTTTCTTGTTCTTGGCATTGTTCGCGGTCACGGAAGCCATTGGTGCTCCATCGCGACTGTCGAACGATATAAAACTGCCTTCGCAGAAAATGATTGAATATGAAATTATCTCTAACGCTGTTGCGTTGGACGATAATGGGATTATTGATGATAACGCTGGTGCTGGTGCTACGGCTGCCGGTGTTTTGGTTTCTTCTTTTCTTGCGCAGCCCGATCTTCCTCGGAACATTGTGGTTACGCCTGGTGGAACAACCAACGATGTTAAGGCCGGTGACGTTGTTGTTACTGGGACAAACTATCGTGGGCAATCAATTTCTGAAACATTTACATTCGCGGCCAACGCTTCTGCCGCTGTGGTTGGAGCGAAAGCTTTTAAAACAGTCACGAGCATATTGTTTCCTCAGGAAGACTCTCCCTATGGTGCAACATGGGATGTTGGCTGGGGTGATAAGCTTGGTTTAAGCAAGTGCATGGACTCGTCTGCGTTTGTGATTAAATCTTTTATTGGCTCAACTTCTGAAACAATTACCGCCACGGCCAGTGCATCTGCATTGGAGAGCAATGGCTTTACACCTTCAAACGTTGCGAATGGCTCAAGGGATTATGAAATCCTCTACATTCAAAACTATCTTTGTTACTAAAAGGAGTTCTCATGTCATCCAAGGAAGAAAAAAAGAAGCAATACGATGCCAGAAAAAAGGCAGCCGTTGAAGCTGGTATCAAGGACAAGAAACTTATTTCTGATGTTGCCAGCGAGAAGATTTCTCTAGCGGAAGCTCTCAAGTCGCTTGCACCTTTAGCAGGAGATTCTAATGAGCAAGGACAAGGATCAAGCCAAGCCCAGTCTTCCGATCAACCCGAAGGAGCAGGGCCGGCAGGAGCGCAACCAGGAGCAACTCAACCAAGCCCTTCTTCGGAAGAACCTGGAAAAGATAAGCAGCCAGGTGCCTCGGCTAAAGAACCTTCCAAAGGTAAAGAAAAAGTCTTCGAAGTCTTAGGCAATGCACACTGTAATGGAAGAGAGTTCCATAAAGGGCAAGTTGTTCACAAAGACGACAAAGATTTTAAATCATTATTAGAAGCCAAACTAATTAAGGAGCAGGGAGTTTAATACTCCCTGTCTTTTACCATGGGTTACTGCACAGTTGACGACATTAAAGCAGACTTCAAAGGGTTGCAGATTAGTTCCTCTGGGACAGCTGTAACTATTGCGGAAGCCGAGGAAATTATTTCCCAGGTTTCTAATTACATTGATGGCCGCATCGGTCTTCGCTATGTGGTGCCTGTGGTGGCTGCGACCTACGTTGAGGCTGGTTCAATTTTAAAAATGATTGCCACCTTCATGGCAGGCGAAAGAATAAAAAACATTATTGAAGTTAAGACTGGTGTAAGCCAGCTTGATTCTGAAGGCAAACAAATCATCGATTCTATTCGTTCTTACAAAAACGATTTAAAGATGATTGCTGAAGGATACTTACTTCTTAAAGATGTTCCGCTTAAGGCTTCGGCTTCTGGCGTTTCGTCTTTCAACTCTGACAATTGCGTGGAACACGTTGTGGACGTGACCAAGCAGCAATGGTGAAGCAATGAGCACCCCTGGCTTTCTATCCTTTAATGTAGAACAAGACGAA